GTTTGGCACGATGAGCGGCGACGTGCGGCAGTACCGTACGAGCTTGCTGGCGATCCCTCGCAAGAATGGCAAGAGCACGCTGTGCGCTGGCATTGCGCTCAAGCTGATGTTCGACGGCGAGCCGGGTGCCGAGATCTACTTCGTGCGCGGCCGATCGGACCAAGCCCGACTTGTCTTTGAGATGGCGAAAGTGTGCGTTGAGAACTCGCCCAAGCTGCGGAGCCGGCTGCGAGTATTCCGCAACTCAATCGTGCGAGAGGACACGCACACGACCTACAAGGCCCTCTCGGCCGAGGCGTTCACGAAGCACGGGCTCAACGCTCACGGGATTATCTTCGACGAGCTGCACGCCCAGCCCGACCGCGAGCTATGGGACGTGATGACCACCTCGACCGGAGCCCGGCGGCAGCCGCTGTGCGTGGCGATCACCACGGCAGGCTACGACCGAAAGAGCATCTGCTGGGAGATCTGGCGATACGCCCTGGCTGTCCGTGATGGGGCAATCAAAGACGAGACCTTCCTGCCGGCGATCTACGCAGCTGATCCCGCAGATGATTGGACGGCCGAGGCTACGTGGCGGAAAGCCAATCCCAACCTGGGCGTGTCGGTGAAGCTCGACGACCTGCGTGTCCGGTGCAAGCGGGCACAGGACATGCCGAGCGAAGAGAACACGTTCAAAAGATTGCACCTCAACTGTTGGACGGAACAGGACACGCGTTTTCTGCAGATGTCTCACTGGGTTCAGGGCGACAAGCCATGCCCGGTAATGCTCGACGGCCGCGAGTGCTTCGGCGGGCTCGACCTTGCCACGACCTATGACACTACGTGTTTCTGCCTGCTGTTCCCGCTGGAAGATGGCACCTTCTGGGCCGAGCCTCACTTCTGGATTCCCGAGGAGAACATGCGCGACCGGGTGAAGCGGGACCGCGTGCCGTACGACGTGTGGGCCAAGGCAGGCAAGCTGCACCTCACGCCGGGCAACGTGACCGACTTCGACCAGGTGCGGGCCGACATCGTAGCGCTCTCCAAGAAATACAACATCCGGCAGGTGGCGATCGACCGGTGGAACGCCCACCAGATCACGGGTCAACTGCAAGGCGAGGGCATAAACGTCCTAGGCTTTGGGCAGGGATACGGCTCGATGTCGAGCCCTACGGCTGCGCTGGAGGCTGCCGTCGTTGGCGGCAAATTGCTGCACGGCGGCCACCCCGTGCTGTCGTGGCAGGCTTCCAACGTCGCGGTGCAGAGCGATCACCAAGGAAACAAGAAACCGTCGAAGGCCAAGAGCACGGAGCGGATCGACGGCATCGTCGCCCTGATCATGGCCCTCGGCATCCACGCGACCTCGACCGCACCAGCACCTGCACAATCTTGGGACATCATCACGCTATGAGCGAAAACGCTGCCGCCGATTGGAAGATGATCGACCTGCGTGGCATCGAGTGGCACGGCGATGGCGGCAGCCGAACGCCGTCTGGCATCCGCGTCACGGCCGACAACTCCATGGCATGCTCGGCTTACACGGCCTGTATCCGCGTCATCTCGGACGCTGTCTCGTCGCTGCCGCTGCACGTCTACGAGCGGCTCGCCAATGGCGGCAAAGCCAAGGCCCCAGCCAACCCGGTCTACCGTCTACTGCACATGCAGCCGAACCCGTGGCAGACGGCACAGGAGTTTAGGGATTGGATGACCGGCATGTATCTGCACTACGGGGCCTCGTATGCCGAGATCCGCCCAGGTGCTCGAGGTGCGATCTCTGAGCTCTGGCCGCTGCACTCGTCTCGGATGGAAGCCGAGCGGCTTGAAGATGGCCGGCTGCGGTACAGGTACAAGGAGCCCGGCGGGAAGGTCACGACCTACTCACAGGACCAGATCTTCGCCCTGCGGTTCACGACCGAAGACGGCATCAAGCCGATCCCGACCTACAAGATTTTCCAGAACGCCATCGGTCTGGCCCAAGCCCTCGAGGCCCACGGGTCCACGTACTTTGGCAACGGGGCCAGACCGGGCATCGTTCTGGAATCAGACAACCCGATCCCGGCTGAGGCGTCCGAGCGTCTCCGCGAGCAGTGGGAGCGGATGCACCGCGGCCCAGACCGTGCCTTCCGTACAGCGGTCCTGCCGAATGGCGTGAAGGCCCACGAGCTCTCGGGCAGTAACGAGGCGGCCCAGTTCCTTGAGACTCGGCAGTACCAGGTGATCGAGATATGCCGCGCGTTCCGCGTACCGCCGCACATGATCCAAGACCTGACCCGTAGCACGTACAGCAACATCGAAGTACAGGGCACGGAGTTCGTCCAGCACTGTCTGCTGCCGCATCTCAAGCGGTGGGAGGCGGCCATCAGCCGCGACCTGATCGTGGACGACGAGACCTACTTTGCCGAGCACTCGGTGAGCGGTCTGCTCCGTGGCGATCACGCCAGCCGGTCGGCCTACTACGTGTCGGCGCTGCAAAACGGCTGGATGACAGTCAACGAGATCCGCGAGCTGGAGAACCTAAACCCGATCGGGCCACAGGGTGACCAACACTTTGTGCAGCTCAACATGACCACGCTGGACAAGGTGGGCGAGGACCAGGCTGCGGAGGCCATGCCACCGGCCGAGGTCGAGGAAAGCCCAGCCGACGATGCCGAGGACCAATCCGAGGAGGATGACACAGATGGAAATTGAACGCCGTTGCTTCCCAGTGGACGAGGCTCCCGAATGCGAACTGGTCATCGAGACACGTGCCAGCGGCCGGGAAGCAATTAAGGGGCTGGCTGTACCCTATAACAGGCTGTCGCTTGACTTAGGTGGTTTTCGGGAGCGAATCCTGCCCGGTGCATTCGACAAGGTGCTCAACCGGCAGCGTGGCAAGGGCGAGATCCTGAGCTACTACAACCACAACAGCGACATGCTGCTGGGCCGCGAGTCGGCCGGCACTCTTGAAATCATTGCCGATGATCGCGGCATCTCCTACGTCGTCGAGCCGCCGGACACATCCGCAGGCCGGGACGTTCTCGCTCTCGTCAGGTCTCGTAATCTGCGGGGCAGTTCATTCGCCTTCACCGTGTCGCCGCGAAACGGCGAGCGTTTCACTACGGACGAAGGCGGCAAGTCGATCAGGGAAATCGTCGAGGCTTCCGGTCTCTATGAAGTTGGCCCAGTAAATCTGCCAGCGTACGGCAGTGCCACGTCTGCGGTCGTGGCCCAGCGATCATATGCGTGCTGGCTGGCGGCTCAGGCCGCCGCAGTCGAGGCCGACCAAGACGCTGAACCGGAAGTGAAGAAGGCTATGCGTTCGCTCGTGCGTGACGCAGCTGCTGCGTGGACACTGAGGCTGAGAAATGTCTGACGTTCGGTGCCAGTGCGGTGAGCGTCTGCGGTGCCGATCCAGCAGGCCGGTCGGCAACGAGCGGCAGCGGTATCTCCGTTGCCCGAAGTGCGGAGCCCGCGGTGTGGCGTTTGTTAAAACAACACATTCCGAGGTCCGCTTCTGCAAGGGGCCACGGCCCTAGTGCGATTGTGGACTGCACGGCAATACCGCCGCAGGAGTCTCACGAAACATGGACAATCTCAAGAAGCTTCAGGACGAAGCAGTCACGCTTGCCAACCGCATCGACGCCGTCCGGGCTGTCGAATCCGAAGACGCCGACAAGATCGCCGAGCGAGACCTCGAGCTCGAGCAGCTGAACAAGCGGGCCGGCGAGCTCGCCAAGAAGGTAGACTTTGAGAAGTCGGTGGCCGAGTCGGCCAAGAACCTGCGGGCGGTGGTCGAGCGTTGCGCTCCGGCCCCAGAGGTGACCGAGGAGCGGGCCGTCGAAGTGCAGGCCGTGTCGCACAGCGGCAAGCTCCGGGCTTTCGAGAAGCACGAGGACGCCTACAAGGTGGGCATGTGGCTCCGGGCCAAGAGCGGCGACACCCACGCAAAGCGGTGGTGTGCTGATCACGGCGTCGAGGCGCGTGCTCTCGGCGGTGCCAGCGGCGGCGGCGCCAACTTCGTGCCCGACGTTCTGTCGAGCACGGTGCTCCGCCTGGTCGATCAGTATTCCGCCTTCGCGGCGAATGCGACCAACCTCGCCATGCCTTCCGACGTGGTGCTTTTCCCGAAGCGTACCGGCGGGACGACCGGCTACTGGATCTCGGAAAATTCGGCAATAACTGCCAGCGATCCGAGTGCGTCGCAGGTCAGCGTGACAGCCAAGAAGGTCGGCGGGGCTGTGGTGCTGTCCAGCGAGCTCCTGCAGGACTCCATCGTGTCGATCTCCGACTGGATCGCGGCCGAGCTGGCCCTGACCCTGTCGAACGCAATCGAGACGGCGGCGTTTGCCGGCAACCCGAGCAACGCTCCTGCGGTGGCTGGTCTCGTGACCACCTACACGGGCGGCCTGCTCGCGGCCTCGTCTGCGACCTATGCGGCCTCGCTGGTGACTGCGGCGGGCGATACGCCCGACGAGGTGACCAAGGCCAACCTGCTGGCGATGATGGCAAAGCTGCCCCAGCACAGTCGGCAGGGTGCCAAGTGGTACTGCTCGCCGTTCTTCTTCGCCACCTGCATGCAG